GGTTGATGTAGCTGCCAGTGTCTGGCCATACGCCAGATTCGTCGGGCCCGTAAGTCACACCATCGACTTGCGTGTCCACGCGGGAGTACTCTACAGCGTTCGCGCTATGAGTGCCGCCGACAACGTCCAACGAACCCTGGGCTATCGCCCAAGGGATCTCGCTGCGACAATGTGGGAGGCAGTCCCGTGGTCCTTCGTGGCAGACTGGTTCGGAAACTTCGGTGATTGGATACAGGCCAAAGTGCCTGACCCGGACATGACTGTCCGTGGTGAGTGGGTTACGACGGTCATCAACGAAACCATTTCCTATGGAAGTGGTCAATTGATGGTTGCTTTTCCGTCTAATCCAGTATTCAACACAGCGGGTACTTATCCGGCTTCGCGTATCACGCGGATTCGGGTGAATCGCTCGTGTAGTCCCGGCAACCTGCCCTCAACCCCGACGATGCCAATGCACTCTTTGTCATTGTCACAGACGCTAAGTGCTTTGTCTCTGATGAGCGGCCAGATTGTGGCCGATCTGAAGGGTATCAGGCACTAGTAAAAGGAGTTTTACCATGTCATTGAAAAACATGACACTGCTGGACGCCGGAACCATTGCGGTGACCAACGGAACAGCCCTCGTATTTGCTGAAGACTTTCAGCAGATCCCCAACGGTGTGCATCTTGTAGTACCGGCGGATGCCGACTTCAAGACGCGTAGGCAGCTGACGATCAAATTACGACCGGCAACTGTGAACCCGCGCACCGGCGCTCTCTCCAAAGACAAGAAGTCCATGTGTTACGCCGTGCCTGAAGTTCAGACCGACGGAAGCATCATGTACAGTACTGTCCGGGTAGAGCGGGAGATGGCTCCCTCTGCAGATGCAGCACTTGCGGTGTCGATGAATTCCATCGGCGCGCAGATGCTGACTGATTCGGAGTGTGCAGCTTTCTGGGCCTCTGGCGTGACTTCTTAACACCAGAGGGTATGGTTACTCTCTCAACCGAAAGGAGAACCAAATGAAAAAGCGAGGTCCAAAGAAGTTGGCCCGTGAGACCGAGAAGACATACTCGGTTGATGCGATGATGCTGAACATGGCATCCTCTCTCATCAGGGACTTCCAGACCAATCTAAACGACCCTCTGTTCTGCTGTGATCGTCTTGCTCTTCTAAGAGCTAGCGACATCGCCGGGGTACGTAGGTTGGAATCTACGCTTGACGAGACGCTGTCTGTGGCAGAGTATAAAGCCACGTTACAGGTTGAGTCAATTCTAAAAAGGTACAGGTTCACGAATGACCTGTATAGCGATCAAGAGCTCGAGAAGTTGGCAGAAGCCGGCTTCTTGGGTACTCAAGATCGGTTGCGAGGCTATACTGACCTCTACGCGTTGCCTGCAGAAACGCAGCGTGTGTTGATCGGTGCTCGCATCTACATCGCCAAGGTTCTTGGCGAGTACAGCGATGAAGAACATCGCAGCCTTTGTAGATTTGGGAGCGGTGCATCCGTCGGGGTTCCTGCCGCGAAAGCCTGTGAAGGCGAACGGTGGCAGTTGCCCCTTTCCGGGTCACTTGATCAAATTGCTTGGTTTGACGAAGGAATTCGTCAGATTGACTCGGTCCAAGATTATTGGGCAGGTCAACGGGCAGCGGGCTACAACGGCCCCACCTACCAACCAACGAGACACCTGAAACTGACACTAGTCCCGAAGAGTTTTAAAGCCTTACGCGTCATCATGCCGAACACCACAATTGGTTCGTATATGAGCCAGGGTCTAGGTGAGATGATCCGTAAACGCCTGAAGCGTGAAGGCCTCGACATCGCCCGCCTCCAAATGAGGCATCGAGTCTTGGCTAGAGATGCGTCCGTACATTCATTGTACACGACGGCTGATCTGTCGAGTGCTTCGGATACAATATCCGTCGCGCTTGTGAAATTTCTACTGCCTCCTGACTGGTACGATATTCTTGTACGAGCTAGGATCGGTGGAGTTTCTATATCCGGTGGTCTGTCTATAGAAAGTCTCACTTTCTGTACGATGGGCATTGGGTATACATTCACCCTTCAAACTCTGGTATTCCTGGCATTGCTTAAAGCTATCCAAGCGATTATGTATGACCGCAAGGATAGGCGGTGCATCTCAGTGTACGGTGACGATCTAATTTACTCGTCACGTATGCACTCCGAGGTTGTACGGCATTTTGAGCAGATTGGCTTCGTGATCAATCTTGATAAGACCTTTCACGA